CTGGAAATGACATGCCATACAGGACATGCTTCTCCAGTAGCTGCGCCATGTTGGCTGTCACTTTGAAACCAGGCTGCATTACTGGCGACGATGACTACATCAAAAAACGCCAGCCGCGTGGGGATTCGACTGATTCCACGGCTCAGGTTAAAACCTTGAAGTCGCTTGGCATCAATGCCCGCTTTGCTACGAATTGCAACAACGACACAATCAAGAAACAGCTCGACAAGGGCATTCCGGTGCCCGTTGGCATTTTGCATCATGGGCCAGCCGGTGCTCCATCAGGTGGGGGGCACTGGTTAACGGTTGTTGGATACAACAGCAACGGCTTTATATGCAATGACCCGTGGGGTGAGATCAATCACGCCAATGGCACCTACACCAAGACCAACGGCAAGCAGGTGCTGTACTCCTACAAGTTGTTTGACAGCCGCTGGACAGTTGCCGGATCGTCTGATGGTTGGGCGATTTTGGTGGATTGATTACTTGTAAACCTTGGCTTCAATGCATCAGGCGCAACTCTTAATAGGTCCGCTTCTAATTCAGTGATCGCTGCCGTTTGGTGGGGCAGCGACTTGTAATAACGGAAGAGATCGACTAAGCGGATCTTATTAGTCACGGCGCCAAGGTGCGTGGATGCTTATGGGACCGCCCAACAAGCGGCTCTCACCAGTCTGCTGGGTTTCGTCAATGGGGTGCTCGATGATCACTGGCGGTGGCGTGGCGGGTGGTTGTGTTACGTGCCAATCTTTTTCTGCTTGGTCGATTTTGAGCGGCAGCGTCAATTCAAACCACCACTGCCGCCAGCCGATCTCTAGCGCTTTTTTGCTTTAAGCAGGTTCAGGACATGAAACACCAATTGAATGATGCTGTTGTCTTTGAGTTTGGACATGCCGATCAACTCAGATGCAGCAGCAACGCAAATCCAAAATGCAGGGTGAGACAGGAAATCCACGGTTAGGAGCGCGGGTGTGCTTCCAGTTTAGTTACACGATGCTCAACCAATCCAAGCCGTTGAAACGTCTCGCGGTTGGTTTCCTTAATGTCAACGTGCATCACTTCGAGTTGGGTAGCGATGTGCTCCACGGCTGAGGTCAATCGGATGACGGCATCACGTGCCTCATCATTGCGGCGGCTAAATCCCATGGCGCCCATAGCAGCTACTGATATGGATGCGCCAGCCACGGCGGCGATGACTTCAATCATGGCAGCAGTAACTACACAGCTATCTTAGCGACCTTGACCGCGTAGTTTCTTGCGCCCATGACTAGGTTTGCTGCGTTTGCCTTGCCCTTGGCGCGTGAGCTTAGGCACCGGCTCCTTGCGGATGGTGCCCGATAGGCCGGCTTTTGCTTTTACTGCCATTAGCCCAACACTGCCTCGATCGCTTCCGGGCTGTCAAATCCCCATGCTGCCGCTGCCCCAGCGTTCCATTCCTGCCGCAGCACCGGGACCACATAGCCTTCATCGCCTTCCTGCAAGGTGCGGTCGTAATCCTCGGGATACTCCGCATCATCAAAAGTGATGTAATCGTTCAGCAGGTTCTGCAAGAACGCAGTGCGCTCAGGGCTAGCTTCTGTTGCCGCAAGATCGGTAGCAGTGTTGATAAATGTCATGGTGACTATCCGCAGATAAGGTGATCACAGGCAAAACGCGCCGAGAAGCTGCCGTCACCGTGCGAGGGAACGTAGTTCCAGTGGGCGCACCGAGACCCGGACGAAGCTCCGGCGTTCCAGTTGCCGCCCAGGAGGACGGCGCGGGGGGCGTCGGCAAATTCCTTGCCTCGGCCACCTGTGTTGGTGTTGGAGCCGCTGGTGTGAATGCCAACGCGCTCAATGCCCCAGACAAACAGCGTCCCTGTGGCCTGTGCCAGGCCCCATTTGCTTTGCCGCTCCCACTGCACGGTGCCGGGATCAGAACCACGGCTGCCGGCTTCAGGCGCACCAAACGCGGCGGCTTGGAACTCCCAGCTGAACATCAGCCGCTTGCCAAAACTGTGTGCCACTTCAAAGAAGTTATACCAGCTACCAGGATTGTTGCCGCCGGTCAGGCTATAAGCCGTACTGCCATTGCCGCCGTAGAAGCTAGGGATTAAAGGTGGGCTGCTGTTATCAGCGATAGTGAGGCCAATCTTGCTGGATTGAACGGCACTGAAAGTCGTGCCTGCGAAGCTGGTGGAGCCGCATAGGTAAAGGTCGCACCAGAACCGACCATCAATGTTTGCCATCCCACGAGGGTCAGGACACTCAGGTCGCCAGGTCAAATCCCAGATGCTGTACTCCAAAATCTCAGCACTAGCAGTTGGGCTGCCGCTATTCACTGCTGTAGGGCGACCGCTAGGGATGTAGTGATAGCCGGCAACGATTGAGCCACCCGTAGCTCCTGCTGGTGCCGTAGTGAAACTCGCGTCACTAACTAATGCCCCACTGGTCGGGTGCTGCCAGATCGCCATATCCGTGTTATTGGTATGCGTGCCCATTGTCACTGCTGTAGCAGCACTATAGAAAAACCCATTGAGCGAACAATCAGCCACAACGCTAAGTGTGGTATCAGTTGTTTTCGTGAATAATGGACCACGATGAAGTGGTGGGCGGCGATTAAAGCCCTTGATGATGTTGACGCCACCACCACTGCTGGACTCGATGGAGTTAACTTTGAGTGTGCTCATGATCAGCCCTCGTACATGATGTTGATGGTGCCAGCATCAAACGTGTCGGTGCCGTTCACTGTGGTGATGCGGATGCGGTCGAGGGTGCCGGAGAGGGTTTTAGTGCCTCCCCCAATAATTCCAAAAAGATTCGCTCCTTGTGTTAGCGAAGCAGTATTTGCCTGCACCCATGTATTAGACGAAATTGAAGAAAGAGTCACCAACCCTGTGTAACTATTTGTGTTAATACCAGCAGCCGCAGGAACAATCACATATCCTGCTGTTGCAGATGATCCGCCTGTACTTTGCCCAGTAAATGCGGCATTAGAAGTATAAGAAGTTGTACTAATACTTCCATCGCCAATTTGCAAAAGCCACCCGCTACTCCCATTCGTACTCACCCCGTTAAACATCACCGTAATCCGTTTCACGTAGCTGGGAATGCTGGTGAAGTCGATGCTGGTGCCGCTGGTGGATGCGACGGCAGTGCCAAGCGTCATCCGCCCGCGATCTGCAAAGCTCAGCGTGCCCGATCCGTTGGTGACCAGCGCCTGGTCTGCGCTGCCATTGCTTGTAGGCAGGACAAGGGTGTTGGATCCTGCCACTGCGGGTGCAGTCAGCTCTGTGAAGCCGCTAGTTGAACCATTAAGTCGAAGTGCCATGATGTTACTTCAGCGGAAGATGGAAAGACATACTGTTCCAAACTCAAAAGCAGTTTGAGTATTTCCGTAGCCGGTCACAATGCGGCAACTGTTTGCTGTCATGTCAGACGCGGCTCCTTGATCCGTAGCGCAACGCAATTTCACACCGGCGGGTTGATTGCCCGTGCCCGATCCAGAGCCAGTTGTCATTGCAACAATCGAATAATTTGCATCCGACATTGCCGTCGTAAAGTTTACCGTATAGTCGCCGGTTCCATTTCGTAGCACCGAAGTGACATTGCCACTGGCACGAATCAAACGGTTTGTGTTTGCCGTGCTTACGGTTCCAGTAGTGTCTTTAGTGCCGTCAAAATTGACCCACGCCCTGGCGCCATAGATCGGTGCAGCACCGGACTGTGCGCCATCAAGTTTGGCGGCTGTGATGTTGGCATCTGCCACCTTGGCCGTGGTGACCGCATTAGACGCCAGATCATCAGCAACGATGGAACCATCAGGCAACCCGCCTGCGCTGATGCCAGTGATTGTTCCAGAGCCAGCAATGGTGATAGGCATGATCAGACGATGACCCAGGATTGACCGGACGGCACAGTGACCGTGACGCCGCTATTAATTGTGCAGGGTCCGGCGGTCATGGCGTTTTTGTTCGCAGTAATAGTGTAGTTGGTCGTTACGGTCTGGTCATTTTCAAAAAACACAAGATCTGATCCGCCGCCCGTTGCACCAGCTCCACCAAGGCTGCCCCACGCCGTGCCGTTGTAACCCTCAAACTGCGTCAACGTCGTGTTGAAGCGGATCATGCCCGAGTTGGGTGATCCAGATCGTTGCGCGGTGGTGCCAACCGGCAAATCAAGCTGTCCGGTGCCGCTCAGCAGTACGTCGCCAGCAAAGGTGGCAGTACCAGTAAAGCTCGGGCTGGCGGCTGTCGCCAAGCCAAGATTGGCCGTAGCCAGCGTCCCAACCGTCACCCACGCATTGTTGGCTGCGTTGCGGATCTTCAGCAGCCCTGTCGTCGTATCCGCCCACCACTGGTAGGCATACATGGTTGCGGGCTCTGTCGCGCCGCTGTTGTTGCTGACGATGGCGGCGAGCTGATCGTTGAGATCAGCGCGTACTGCTGCACCAGTGCCGTTGTTTACGATGTAATCAGCTTGTGCCATGAGCCAGACCGCTTGACGGCAGTGTTTGTCCTACTTTAACCGCCTCTACCATAGCCGACCGCACTCCAGTTGAAATTACGACTGACGGCAGTGCCGCCCGAATTTTTGAAGGTAACGGTGAATCCAGTGCCGCTGACGCTGGTCACCTCAAAAAAGTCGCCTGAAGCCATGTTCTGAGCGGTGACGCCAACGCTAGGCAGGTATGCATTTACTCCACCAAGGCTTGCGGTGCCAGTAAAAAATGAATTGGCGAATGTGATGACCTTTGCCCCTGCGCCGCTGCTGACGGCACCATCGCTATTTTCTGTACGGCGCTGGAATGTCGCGTCATAGCCCAGTTCGTCTACCAGGATGTTCTGGTCAACGGCAGAACTGGTCAAATCAGCACGAAACTCGAAAGCACGAGCGCGAAAAGTACCGTTGACGAACTCTTGATAGTCGCTCCAAGTTGGTGTGCTAGCAGGGTTATCGTTCGTCATTCGTAGCATTAGCTTGGCATTTACCTTGTCGTTAATAGCGCCATCAAAATCGCTCCAATCATCAAGAGTGTTAGTGCGCGAGTCAATCAGATCTGATGGGAAGTAGCCATGGGTAACAAAATAGCGACGCAAATCAAGTGCAAAAATGTTGCCAAGATCTAATGTATTTAGGAAATCATATGTGCCTGAGCTTGTAACATCGCCTATCACATCAAAAGTAGGCACCAAATCCACGTCAACAACGTCATCAAACAGCGATGTGCCCTCTAGCGTAAGGGCATCAAATTCATCGCTATAAAAGACATCGGTTCGTACCCCTTGGAACGGCGGGGTGTCTTGATCCTCGCGGCGGGTTTGGATTGATAGTGGTGCAATCGTATCTGGCAGGTCAATGATGACGCTGGTTTCTGTCGCGCTTTGACGCCCACCGTCGTCTTCGTACTTGACCAAAACTTCACCTTCCACTAGCGGAATGATGGCTTCGGTCGAGCTACCGGATTTAGCGGGAATTAGGTCAACACTGTTGCTCCAAGTCGCCGTGCCATCGGTGAGGCTGCTGTGGCGTATGTGGATCTTTCCACCAACTTTTACATCCAGATCAACGGTTTCGTCCCAACGTAGGCGACCGGAATTGTTGTTGATCGCCTCAAAAGTAAGATTCTGGACATTGCCTGGCACTTCTGTCTTGCCGAGTAGTTCAAATTCAGCAATGGCAGCGATGCTGACGGCACCAAGATTATTGACGCTGCGAATTTGCACATAAAGTGTTCCATTCCGCAAGCCTGTTAGCCGCGCCGATGGGGACGTGGTACTTAACTTAATCCAGTTATCATTATCAATGCGATATTCAACTTCAAAACCAGTGACACGAGTCCTAGGGTTGATCCAACTTAGTTCAAATGCACTCAGGACGCTTTGACCGTCTTGATATAAATGCTCAGTGCCGGTAATCGCTGACGGCGGATCAGGCAGCGCTGATAGATTGCTGATGTCGCGGAACTCAAGGTTGATGTCGCTCTCGATTGCGGCATATAGAGATTCATTGTATTGAAGTGCAGTGCAAGTAAACACGCCGCCTTCGCCTTCAGCCACGCTTACAACGCGAAATAGATTTGCTTGAATGTCATTAGTTTCTACTAGAAATACAGTCTGTGGATTTGGCGCTTCACTGAACGCAGCGCTTACTGTGAATACACTTCCAGAGATGCCGCTAATAGTGCGCGTTTCAACTAAACCTGTTGGCAGCAACACCGAAATAGTCGGAGCATTTGCAGTTGTTGTCGGCAGTCCGCTTATCGAATCAACTGTGACGGTAGTAGTTGTCGCGGTATTGATGCGCCCAGAGCGCCGTGTGCCACTTTTTACTGGGTCAGCAATAGAGATAACAACACCAGGGCGCAGAACGATGCCACTCTCAATGCTAACAACGAATGTCACGGTATCTGTAAGATTCTGCTCCATCAGCAATGCCCATTTGCCTAGCCGATGCGCTTGTCCACGGCTATAGCATCCAAATGCTTTGATGTCTTTGTTAATAACACCAAACTTGGTGATCGCATCAGCATCTTCTACATACTCAAATTCAACCTCGCCTAAGCCGTCATAAGTTTGATATGCCACTGTGGCAGTCGTATGACGCGACTTTTGCGAGCTGCCTGAATAGCTAAAGTTGCCGTCAATTACATTTGACGGACCAAGCAAGTATTGCGGATCTGATGGTTTGTCAGCCATAATAACCATTGACCCAGCGCCGTAGTAAGCAATCCCACGAAAAATTGAAACAAACTGCTGAATGACGTTGTAAATCTCTTCTCGGCTATTGATCAGAAGGTTGACTTGAAAGCGTGGCTCCTGCCCGCCAAAACCATTACTAACCAGTTCGTTACAGTATTGAGAAATGGCAAAAAAGTCATAGCGATCTAGGCTTGCTTCTGGTATAGATGGGCCGTATCTAGTGGAGGTAAGCAAATCCCACAGGCACCAAGCAGGATCAGCGCACCATGTAGCCGCGCCAAAGCTGCCATCCCACACGCCTGCATAGGTAACGCGGCCTAGATGCGTCGTGGTGTCTACCGTTGCATTAGAAGGCAACCTAACTTTTATGCCTCGTATCAAATATTTGCGGGTCGGGATGTTTTGAAATTGCCGTGAATCAAATCGCAAGAATGACAATGCGCTGTTTGGGTAGCGCAACTTCTCGTCAATAATTTCAGTGAAACTAAACCAGAATGTACGGTTTTGACGCTTGGCGCTTGATTCATCTGGCGACACGCGCACCATACGGATGTCAACTGGAAATGCTCCAGTCAATGCGATGATGTAGTCACGCTGATAGCTGTTGGTGGTCTTGCCACTAATTGCATCGTTTATGACATCAGTAAAACCACCGCCATTGTATTGCACTTGAAACTTGATATCGACGCTATGGCCAATAATGTCGCCATTGTCCTCAATAATCTGCAATGCTGGGAGTTGGATGGTGACGCGAACACGATCAACATCTGTATCAGTGATTGATCGTGTCACAGAGCTTGATGCCGTTGCCTCAACATTGACACCAGTCTCAGATTCAATGCCTTGAGTACCAGCAATGTATGTCTGCGCTTGAGTGCCAGTCTTAAATTCAGTGGTATAACCCGTGAAATTGTTGGCGCCGCTGCTGGAGACTACAGGTGTATCATCCAGAAAGACGCTTCTAAGCCCATTATCAAGCCCTTCAATTTCACCTTCAGACAAAAGATCAAGAACACTGGCAAACTGCGTGGACTGGAGCGAATCATCAGCTTCTGTTGGAACCCTTTGCGAACCACCGCCGCCACCCTTACTCTTCTTGCCACCGCCTGCGCCAATGATGCGAGTCATACTGCCACCTGATCTACGTCAAGACCGCTGGAAATTACGGCAGAGCCAACAAATGCACGTCCATAACAAATTGGCACTGCCATTCCTTGTTTGCTTGTATTAACAATTCCGCTAAATGAAAATGACTCAAGCCGTGCCGCTTCTTTGCCTGATGTAAGCCCGGCCATGTTTGGCATAGGCGAAATCATTTGCGCTACGCCGCCGAGGACAAGGCTGGCGCCAATAGAGAAAAGCGCGTTACTCAAAAATGGAACACTACCAGCGGCGGCGCCCCCAAAGATGCCACCAGCAGCCGTAACCCCAGCAAGAGCGCCTGCGAAAGGTATAAAAGAAATCGCAATTAACGCAATACCTGCCAAAATCCGTCCAATACCACCTGCGCCGACAATTACTGGCGCAATGCTGAAGACTTCACGTTCAGACCACGGCAGCACCAGTCCATCAGGTGCTTCATTTGTGATCCGGTCGCGGCCACGGGTGACACGAAATGCCATACCCTCTGCCTCACGATCCAGCAGCCACTGCGCCAAACCAGGAAAGTTTATGCACAATGCCTTCATGGCTTGCGCCGGAGTGTCCGCTACAAATTCAAAACGGCACTGCCCAAGGTACTTACGCAGTGGGCCGTAGACCTTAACGACTTTCATGCCTCACGACCATCGCCGTATTTTTCACATAATAACCGCCGAGCACATCACGGCTAGACAGCCGTCCTTGAACGTGATGCAAAATCTGCTGGTCGCCGACGTAGATGGCAGCATGATTAGGCAAGCTCGCGTCAAGGTGCATAAACAACAAATCGCCATATTGCAGCTCATCAAATGGCACCTTATGGAATCCTTGACTTTTGTAGCTGTCTAGGTACAAGTTTTCACCTCGCTCCCAGAAGCGGTCACGTCTGGCGAAGTCGGCCAACACCAAACCAAACTCACGCCGATACCAGTCACGCACCAGCGCGTAGCAGTCCACTACGCCGAACGCAAACTCGCGTCCGACATACGGCAACTCAAAATCCTTTGGGGTGCAGCCACCCCATGCTTCGGTTTTAGGGTTGACGATTACCCACGGCAGGCCAGTTGCGTTGCAGCTAACCTGATCGGCTACTGATGGCTGCGGCGGTGTTATGGGATGACTGTGAACCACCGCTACGATTTCGCCACGATCCTCGACGCTGACATAATCTGCTGGATCAAGCACAAAATGTTCATCTGGTGTAGCAGCTTGATTGACGCAAGGAAAATATCGTTTGCGGCCTTTCACAACTGCAATTAAGCCGCAACACTCGCGGGGATCTTCCGCCTTAGCGTGCGACATAATCTCAGCTTTGAGCTTGTCAGTTAAATTCATTGCGTCAGCCCGGCACCAGGGAAACTGCCGAAAGGCAATGGACTTGTATCGCCAAATCGTAGCTTGCAACTGCTAAGCCGCTTGCCGCAACGATCTGCTGCAAGTGTTGCAACCACATTATTGTTTATGTCAAAGTAATTGCTGCCGGTATAGCTGCACTCTGCTGAGCGGTATTCCCACTGGCAGATATTAGCGATCAGTTGCCGCTTTGGCATCAGCGTTCCAGCTAGGTCAAACTTACTGGCCAGCTCCCACTGCACAACATCACGGGTTTCTCCTGACTTGCGGTCGATATACCAGATCTCAGCGGGAAAACGGGCGTTTGGGTCAGCGGCAGCTTCTCCATCTAGGTATTTTTTTAACGTGCGGATGCGGGTGATGACAGCGCCGCCTAGATCATTGCCTGGAGTGAATGCATTGGCAAGCAGCAGCAAGGCACTGATTTCGCCCCCGAGGTTCGCCACCGTCAGCGTTGGCCGTGGCAACGTGCCTGTGTTGCTGTATTCAAAACCTTCTGCTTTTATCGGCAATCGCACATAAGTATCACCGTCAAAAACAATGTCGCCGCTTACTGCTGCGTTAACACCAGCGTGGAAGTAATAAATGTCGCTAGTGCCATGCAGCGCAGCAACTAGCTGCAACTGAAATAGCTCGATAATGGCATTAGGTGCCAGAACTGATAGCTCTTCGTAGACACTGCTAATTGCTGCCCATGTAACTCCACCATCAACAATCGTGCTACCAATATCTGTAGGCCAAGCTGGTTCAGTGGCAGCACTGGTGCCAGCAACAGAGCAGCGAAACACCAAGCCAGACGCTTGAGCCGTTGTGGCACTAACAATCTGCCCAACGGTATATGCGTTACTAGCTAGCCACGCGCTGTATGCCATTATGGTTCAAAGACCTGCCGGAAGGTGGCGTTGATTGTGCTGATGTTGGCGTAATCAAAGGTGCGTGTCCAGCTTGCGACTACCCACTTGTATATAGTTGCATCATCAAGCGGCGCCCAGTCAAAAGACTCTTGCCCGCCCCGTGCATCAAAAAACGCCTCGATGGCATCAGCGTCTGCTGTTGTCTTAGCGGTCCAAGTTAAGTCCCATTCCTTGGGATTCTGGTTTAGGCCAAAGGTCAATCTTTGCTGATAGCTGTCACCAAACTGTACGGTGCGAACCACAGGCTCACTTTTCTTTGATGCCCTGAAGTCAGGCG